TCTGCGTAGGTGTCGGTGAGTGTGAAGCCGTGCTCACTGAGGAGCTGCTGAGCAAGGGACAGGCTGAGGTTGCCGTCCTTGTCAGCTGATGCGAGGACAGACTCCTCGAAACAGGTGAACATTGGTTGTCGTGGTGGGTTGAATGTTTGAGAGTGTAGCAGATGACGGTCAGAGCTAGTCGATGACTGTCGGAACCAAACAGGGTTGACCGGTGGCGTTCCGGCTCCCTCGCTTGGTTGAACCCAAGGTAGACCCCAGACCCCCCACCTGTCTGCCTGTCTTGTGCCAGTTCGTCATCTGGTTCGCCGACAGATTGCGAGAGATAGATGAACGCCCGCGTGCGTCGCGCGTTACCTATTTGCCACGTAGGGGTACCATATCCGTGTGCCAGCTGCAGAATCGCACACCGGCAAGGGGGGACCGCCCCGACGCTAGCGTATATAATAGGTTTGACAAAATTATGCCAAAATTTAAGGGGTCCTGAGGATCCAGACGATAGAAATACCGACCAAAACCAGCAGAACCAGGATCATAACCACAACTGACCACACAATCATGCCCACATAGCCTCATAAATAGCAGGACACTCCTTTTCAATCACATCCTTAACACTTTCAGCAATCGTACGATGCTCTAGCTGCGTCTCAGGACCGCCTCTAAGGTCTGCGTAATGCATCCAAGACCGCAGAGTACCATTCATGTACAAAGTCGTCTCTGAGCCTAAGGGAAGGACCTCTCGTGCACACTCTTTAGCTACTCCAGATGCCAAGAGGCTGTCATAAAGGGCGTAAGCAGAATCGTAATGCTCTTGGATTTGATCTTGCCAAGCATATTGCTCAGCCAACGGTATGTCATCAATACTGTTCTGCCTATTCTTAGCATCCTGTCTACGAAGCAAAGGAGGCTTTGGTATAGACTGTACTTCTGCATACCGTTGTGAGAACTCTTGAAATGAGAATGATCTATGACGGAGTATCTGTGCTGATACTGCTCTTGTTGTTTTGATCTCTAGAACCATATTCACCATCTCAAAAGGAGACCAGTGTTTATGCTTAATAAGATACCTAAGGAGACGAGGTGCTGTCTCTTTGCTGTTTTGGTTAGCAGGGTTAGATACACGTGCACAATAGGCTACGAGATCTTCTGCGTCAGGGGTGATGGAAATAAGCTTAGTCGTGTGCATACATGATGATACATGATATATGTGATGCTTCTAGTAGTCTTACTAGAGTAGGTAGAAGAAGAATATGTCAAAATGGTTCGGACTTCGTCCTCACCTCATTTTGGAAAAGAAGGAGAAGATGTGTCATCCTCTCCCTCCTTTGACCGCTTTTTCCACACACGAGGGCACCACTCCCCGTGTAATAGTGTCGGATTAGAGGTTAACCCAGTTAGGGACTGAGTTTTTAGTTTTGCCTCTAGCTTCTTGTCTTTGTTTGTAAGACATACCTAGAACCATGTGGTTAGCAGCTGATTGTGGGTCATCTTTCCAGGCTTGTTCTAGATCTTTCCACTCTTCAAATTTACGTTTGGCAATTTCTTGATTGGCTGAGATTGCCATTGCGTCGGTGAAGTATTTAACTCCTTGGGCAAGGGAATCGAGTCTGTCGTCGTGTTTAACGGCACCTTTTTCTCTGCACATTCTAGAAAACTGGTAGAAGAGCATGTAGAGAAGACGTTCCTCAGGAGGCGCATCTTTGTTGCTGTTATAATCCCAGTCAATAAGCCCCCTGTCAATAACCAGACGATGCTGATTAAGGACAGGCTCCAGAGCGTCAATAATGCGATCTTCTTTTCGGACATTAGCACGTACCTCTTCTACGTCGATGTTTTGTTTAGTTTGGACTAGGTGTTTCTTGAACAGTTCTGCTACGATACCGTCACCAAAGTTCGTCTCAATTAAAAGTTTGGAGACTTTGTACTTACGACACCCTCTGAGAATGTCCAGTAACGTGTTGTCGCTGTATCCGTCTTTGTAAGCACGCATTTCGTGCACGTACAGGAAACCATTTCGCTGGGAGATATAAGTCGCAGCCGTTTCATCCGATCCACGACCCGACGGGTCAATAGAGCAGATTGTCTCAGAGTAATCATCCCATTGCCCCTGGAGCTGCATTGGACTGTAGAAATAATCTCCAGGTAGTCCGACAGTTGGGGCTTCTTTGATAACGTTTTTGGGGTCGCTACACCATACAATGGACTCAGGAGCAGTGGTAGGGTTAACGCTGGTGACAATAAGATCAGCCATTTTAAGCGGGAACTTTTCGGCGTCACTGAGAGTCGTGTCCAGCATGAACTGCAGCATAAAGTTGCTGCGTCCCATTGCTGCTTCACGTTCGATAAGATCGTCATCATTAAAACGGTCAGGGTCAGTTACATCCCAGGCTTCTGCTCCACTGTCGATGTCGACTTGCAGTTGTGGAGCAAGAAGTCCTTCGTAGTTGTCAAGCTTTCTTGGTACTCTTGCAGGCCAGACGAAGGGGCGGTAATTACGCTCGGCAAGCTTACGATAGATAGTGAAAGTTGTTTGAGGAGTACCAAGGTACATAATGCGGCTGTCATGTTTCGGCGTAAGAATAGATTCAGCTTCTGTACACAGTTGTAACAGCTTCTCCCTCATCAATTCTGTCATTGAGTTGCCAGGAACCTCTACGTCGTCTAGAATCATGACATCAGCACGGCTACCAGTAAGCTGACCAGTAATGCCCACAGACTTAACTGAAGGAGCCTGGTGAGGCTTAGCTGGTCCGACGTCGAACGAGACCCTGGACCATCTTTGGTCATCTGATTTAGGTTTGAGGTGTGCAAGCCAAGGAACTTCTAGCACAAGCCGCTGACAGAAAATAGAAAACGAGTCTGCTCTATCCTTAGATGCAGATACTACCATGATTTTCTTGTCAGGGTCGTTGTAGAGTGTCCACAGGACAAATGCTGCTGTAATCCAGCTCTTGCCTACACCACGAAACGCTTGGATCTGTAGACGCTTGGGTCCTCGTTGCAGATACTCTGCAATACACAGTTGTGCACGGGTTGGCGGGGGAAGTTTAAGGTGTGACCAGACTGCGGTAAGGAAATACCGAAAGTCTGACTGAAGATTATTCTGTAAGTCGTCTGTATGCATGCTAGAAGGGGCTAGAAGGGGCCTCTAAGGCGTCCCGAGGGGGATTGTACCTTAGAGGCTTTTTAGAGGGCTTAGCGGCGGCCTCCGCGACGTACTTTATTACGTTCACGGTTTTTCTTACCTTGCTCCAGAGACTTTTTCTTTGCTTCTGCTGCAAGTTTTTTAAAGCGTTCGCTTTTGGTACCCATTTTTTTCAAGGAGTCTACGTTCTGTTGCGTCACTGACTTGCCAGTTTTAGCTACAGAGTAAGAACGGCCACTCTTAACAGGACCAACTCCACTTACACCACTACCTTTTTTAACTTTAGGCTTGGTTGTGGTTTTAGGCGTAGAAGAAGCCTTAGGAGCAGGAATGTTTGACAATTTACCTGCACGACGATCTGCGTTAGCTTTGGCTTGTGCAGCCTTAAGTTGTGCAGGAGTCATCCCAGACTTAGTAGATTGAGATGGTTTAGTTTTGGGTTTTTTGTTACCTTCTTTTACAGTGTTAATAGCGTCGTTAGCCACCATTGCAGCCATCAAGGCACTACCTGATCCGTCGTCACGTCCAGCTATGAGACGACCAGCACCTTTAGCAAGGCCACCTAAAACTCGACCAACTTTTGGAGCGTTTTTAGAAACAAATTTTCTAACAGAATCTCGTGCTGCCTTGCTATAAGTAGTGACAGGTTTTTCTGCGGGAGTCCTTACAGTGCTGCTGCCACTACCCGCAGCTGCTGCCCGTGCCTTTGCAGCCGCAGCACCCCGACGACTAACAGTTGGACGTGTAGTACCAGGCTGCCTAGTACCACGGGGAGGTTTACTACCGCCAGACTGCCCAGCAGGCGGTAATGCTCTTTGTCCTGTAACGTTTTGTCTTGCAGGCTTTGAGGTGGATGATTGTGTAGCCCTGACCTGCTTAGCGTACGTAGACTTAGCTACATAACGTCCATTTTTACCCATCACCAACCCTTTTCTGTTAGGGTGAGGAGTGCCCGGTTTAATTTTTGCCATTTGTGTTAGTTGATGTGATCAATAATACGTTGTTCTCTGTCGGGATGCAGCCCATATTTAGCACGCATCCAGTTTAACCAGTTGTCGCTACCTTTGTCCTGATTACAATGGGTACAGGCGGGTACCAAGTTGCTCGTAAGATCTTCTCCACCCAAAGACTTAGGGTGAACGTGGTCAAGAGTAAGTTCATGTAATTCATAAGTTTCTCCACAATAAACACATTGACATTTGAAGTGCTCTTTAATTGCACGCCTCCAGAGGCGCTTGGCTTCGGGGGCTGTCATGGTTATTAGGTTGTATAAGTAATGATCAGGAGTAGGCAGCATCGGAGTCATCTAATCGTTAGCTTGCTCCGGTTTCTAGCTCTGTTTTTGGACGGGTCCTCACGGACGAACGTGCCTTTCGTGGTTTTGGAGAAGTCTTTGCCTCCTTTACCGTAGACTCCGGCTTGGCGACGGGCTTTGTTGTGCTCTGCGCGGTAGTCTTTGCGGTCTTCGCGTTTGTTAATTTGCCGATTCGTTGCGTTTTTATGGGCTCGAGCGGCTGCATTGTCGCGGTAATTCTTCGCACTTTTGCGTAACTGGTTGTAGGGTTTCTTTTTAGGAGCCATTAGCGTCTTACTGCCTTTTGTACTTCATCAAAATTGATGGTTGGCATAATATCAGCAAGGCCGCTGAGAGCAGAACCCTCAACGGCCACACCAGTAATGTCATTTTTGGACAACCAGTCACAAGCTGCTTTAAGATCTTGTGTGGTTGCTTCGCCAGATCTGATTCGCGCTAAGAACTCCTCTGTGATAAGGTTGTGAAGCTCGTTAAATGAGTCCTCACTTGCTCTTTTCTTGCTCATTTTTAGTTTTTACGGACACGATAGGTACAACATCGTGACAC